CACAGTTTCAGTAGACTAAAATGTTTGTTGAGGTTAGGCAATTCCACTCTTCATCTGAGGGGTGGGATTGTGTGATGCTATGAGCGGAGGAATTACAGAAGAGTCCAGCCTAAAGACCAATACTGGCTTTGCCTTGAAGCTCGTTGGAGGTGTAATTTTTTGTGTGTATTCTGGAGCAATGATCTTCGCACGAATTAATACATTGGAGATGGAGATCTTACGCTTGCAACATGAGGTTGAGCTTAATAGCGAGTTTAGAATCAAATGGCCCAGAGGTGAGTTGGGTGCATTGCCAGACGATGCCGAGCAGAATATGCGATTAGCATTTCTAGAAAAGCAAGCAGGCAAGCATGACCAGTTGCTAGAGAAATTGCGATACGGAGGGTCCGAGTGAAATGGGTGAGGTCTTGCTTATGCTTCTTACGGGTGGAGGCAGCACTGCTATGGGTGCAATGCTCAAAGGTGTGTTTGGCTTTATATTTGAAAATAAAAGGCAAAAGCATGAGCTTGAACTCGCGCGCGAAAGTCGAGCAAATGATAATTTCATTAGACTCCAAAAGCAGCTTTCTGAAAACGGTGATTCAGAGTCTGTTTCTTACACTCGCAGGTTTATTGCTTTTTGTGGTATTGGCACTTACTGCTTGTGCATCCTCCTCTGCACCGTATTCCCACAAGCAGAATTTATCTCAATCACAAATGCAACAGGGGAGGGTAGGACCGAGTGGTTATTCGGACTCCTCTCCTATCCATCTTCGCAAGATCCAATCATCCTCTCTTCTGGGCACCTCGCCTATATGGGACAAACATCCCTTTGTGCTATTCTTGGATTCTATTTCGGACCAAGTCCAAGACGATAAGTAATGGACATTAATTTTATATTCCAATTGATCACAGGTCTACTCATTGCAATGGGTGGGTTTGTTCTCAAAGGTGCATTCAATTCTTTGACCCAACATGACAAGCGGATCAATAAGCTGGAAGTGGACATGGCAAGGAACACTGCCGAAAACGAAAGTCTGTTTAAAAGATTAGATAACATTGAATCTAAATTGGACAGACTACTAGAAGGAAGACATGGCAAAGTTTAGATCATATGGACAACTGGATGATCCCTTTGTCGAGGATGGAGATCCTGCTTTTCGTGGACTAGATCAGCAGACTGAGCCTACTATGCTTCAAGCTGGATTTGTGCAGGAGGCAGAGAATGTAAGATTTAACCAAGGTGTAATTTCTTCACGCAAAGGTCTGGAAAAATTTGCAGATGTAACTGGTGGAAAGGCACTGGTAAAATTCTTAAACCCAGTTGATAATCGTGAGGATCTCATTGTTGTCACGAATGACAAACTGCTTGGAGTTGGAGAGAATGCAGTTCGCATTGATAAGTATGAACAAAACGAAAACAACTGGGATGCACTAGATATAAAATGGGAAACCCAGTCGCAAATTAACGAACAATTTTCAGATCCATATGGTGATGACGATGAAGTTTTTGGTCTGCAAGTTTTTGATCAAATCATTTTGTTTTGCAAAGACAATAGACCCAGAACATTTGATGGTGATGTCACTGGGCAAGGAGTAATAGATTTACCTTCAACATCATCAGATACCTCAGTTGATTTTGTCTGCCCTAATGCTCCATTTGGATATTATTTTTCTAATCGCTTGGTTGTTCCTTACTACGAAGACTCGCCAACTACAGTTGCTTTCTCGGATGTGTTTGAACTAAACGAGTTCGTTAACCTTAATACATATTTTTGTAACAAAGGAACTGCTGATGTAATCATGGGATTTTCTAGTTTCGTAGAAAACCAAATTTTGGTCCTATGTAAAAATTCCATCCATTTAATTAACAACACACATGCCCTTGGTGCTAGTTCAACAAACTATGAGATCACAAGGCAATATGGAGTGGCAGGGCATAGGGCATTTACCCAGAATGGATCTTATACATACTTCGTATCATCTGAGGGCAATATCCAAGTTCTAGTGCCCTCCAGTGACCCAGCCAAAGGATTGGGTATAGCAATTTCAAAAGTAACTTTAGACCAAGAACCACTAAGCAAACCAATCACTCCATTTATGGAGAGGGTGAACTTGGAATACATTCGTAAGTCTATTGTTTATTACCACAAGAACAGGGTTTATTTCTGTCTACCTATAGATGGTTCCAGTGAATTAAATGCAATTGCAATTTACGACTCGTTAATGAGTACATGGGTATCAATTGATACTTTTGAAGATGAGTTTTTTGCGATCAGAGATATTAATTCTATTGACAACCAGTTGTATCTTTTGACTGACAAAAAAGTTTACAAGTATGAAACGGGTGCAACTGATGATGGACATTCTGTCTTAGCAAAAGTTCGTACCAGAGATTACATGATGTCCACTAGAGATGTTAAGAAGTTCGTTCGTGGAACCATCAGTTATTCAGCAGAAGAAGGATCTGCCTTAACAATCAGAACGCTCACAAAATCTCCAGACTCCACAACGCTTTGTAAGGAGTCATATGCAGAAGAGGATTCATTAAATAATCTAAGCAGGTTTAGCACTCGCCAGAGAGGTTATTCGGCATCTGTAGAGGTCAACAATACTGGGGGGCATCTCAAGGTAAAGTCTGTCAGCATGGAAGCATTTGTTTCCGCAGGGAAAGCATTAGCTAATTTTAAAAATGGGTAATAAAGCTACAGTCACATCCAAGACTCCTGCACTGGGTGTAGAGTTTTACCCAGACCAGTTTGAAGATGCAGTCACTCCAGATGTAGTAATTGATGACATCGATTTATCTGCGGTAGATTTTACTGGAGCAAGTTTTGAGAATGTAGCAATCAATGGTGCTAGTTTTACTGGTGCAATAACAGGGTTGCCAGTTCAACAACCAGTGGCCCTAGATGATGTCACAGATGTCAATGCAACATCTCCACAGGATCTTTCTACTCTGCAATACCAAAGCAACATAGCAAAGTGGGTTGCAGTCGCTTCAACGGATTTCATAGATGCCATCATTGATGGTGGGTTTCCTGCGACTACTTATGTCGCTGGATTCGATATTGATGGAGGTGTAGCATGACTTACCGCAGGATCCAGTTACGCAGAGGAACAACCAGTGAATGGAATAATGCCAACCCTGCCTTGAATCAAGGTGAAGTAGGCATCGAGTTTACTGGGAGTGAAATCCGCATGAAAGCAGGAGATGGGTTCACATCATGGGTGGATTTAGATTACATCGATAAAGCAGGAATGGATGAGATTCGTGCAGAATATGGTGACGAAGTAAGTTTTGAAATTTGGTTTGATGCCAACAAATAACAGGAGAAAAATAAAAAATGCCAGCAACAGATATATTAGGAAAAATCGGAGAAAAAGTAGGAACTGAGTTTAGTGACTTAAAGGTCAGTTTAGGGAATATATATTCCACACAAGTTAGTCTTGGAAACTTAGCGAGTACAGTCAGTACTAACACTGGAAACATTTCTACTAACACTGGAAATATTTCTACTAACACAAGTAATATTACTAACCTGCAGAATGCTTCTAGTAGTTATGCAACAAAAGTAAGTCTGGGTCAGACTCGTGTTTCAATATCAAACATGTTGGATGGCACAACTGCATTCTCAGACCTTTCAGCATTACGAGCATCAATTGGAGATCTTACAGTTACTGGAACGACTACCACTCTCAATACTCAGACAGTTGAGATTGAGGATAATATTATTGAGGTCAATCTTGCACCTACCACTGGCAATGAAACTGCACAGACTGGAGGTATTCAAGTCAACAGAGGGACTGGTAACGACAAGGCCAAACTTATTTGGAACGATACTACTAGTCAGTTTCAGTTTAAATTGGGCACTGGTGATGCGAGTATTGAAAAAGTAAAAGTACCAAGTGGAAGTGCCATTGTAATTAATAATGTTTCTTTAGGTAACTACTCATCTTTTGAAACACAATTTAATGCGAATAAATAATGTCTGACATTCTTGGACAGATTGGTGCATTGGTTG